GTTCCCAAGTATGTTTACCTGCTAGGTATACTCTTGAGTTGTATACATCAACTGTAATCTGTTCGAAACTTACGTTTGGTCTAGTTACGTCTTGCACCTGTTTTGTTAGTTCTGTTGTTGGTGTTGATACTCCAAAGTTTTCCAGGCTCACTCTAAAGCGATACTGGAGCTTCGGCATCAACAAGCCCTGATTAGAACTAGATGCACTAGAATCTAATGGGACTGTAATTTTTGAAAGTGTTGAAATTGCCATTTAATATCTCCTGTTTAAACTATTTATCCTTTTATAGTTGTGCTATTTCACCTGTATTTTTGAGTCTCAACGGAATGTATATAAACTCAACTGCTTTAACCGGCTCAATCGCTATATCTAGGTAAAGTTCATTTCTATCAATTCTAGATGGTGTGTTGTTACTTTCATCACACACTACTAAGAAGTCATATAATGCTCTTTGTCCTACTAGTTCTAGCATTAAGCTATCTGCTTGAGCTTTGATTTCATCTCTTGTGATTTTATCATTTGGCTCAAAGATGTAAGGTTTAGCAAGTTTATCTAACTGTCCTCTTAGGTAAATTACTAGTCTAGCAACGTTAATTCTATCTAACGCACTAGCATTTTTGGCTCTAGTTTTTTGACCGTAGTTGACAAGTCCCGCACCTGTTAAGAACGTAATCGGGTTAATTTTATTGCTGTACAATGTGTCACGTTGTCCAGTGTTTAAAGCTACTGCTTTAAATTCACCTTCTGCATCAATGTAACCTGCACTTGAGGCGTTAGTAATTCCACCACGTCTTGTTCCTGCTGGAGCAAACCATGGAAACGAAACACTATCGCTTAATGCTATTGTTCTAAGTATACCATGCGATGCTGGAACAACAATGTTTTTACCTGCATTATCACTTGTGAATAAGCTAGGATAAAAAGTTCCCATATACTCATCACTTGTTACTAATCCATCATCGTTATCTTCAACTGCAAGGTTTACGTTAGTTGCATAGTTGTTAATTGTAGTTGCATCAGCAGTTAATCTAAATGGTAAGTCACCAACAACAAATGCTGTTAAGCCTCTGTCTGTGTTTAGTGTAACCATTTCACCAATTAACTCTGAGTAACCTGGGCAAGCCATTAAGTTAAAGATTCTTGATTGATCGTCTCTAATGTCTTGGTTGCTGTTAACCATTGATTGTAATGCTTGGATAACAACTTTACGTTGAGCTTTTCTACCAAATGAACCTGAACCGTTTGCCTGGTTAGCTGATTCTGTTACCCATCTGTGAGCATAGTAACCACTCATTGACTCACCTGCGCCACTTCCAAATCTTAGGTTGTTGCCTGATGTGTCAACATGGTTTCTAACAAATTTCTTAACGTTAAATCCAGAACGTCTTAAGTTCCAAAGCAACATACCTTTTGGATATAATGCTGGATCTGGAGCGTCTGTGTCTAAGAAGTTTGAACTTAATAGTGCTTCAATTGAACCTGCTGTTGCACTATTTGCCCCTGCTGTGTTGTATCTTGCATCAGCAAATAAAATACCATCTTCAGTAGTTTGATCACCGTTATCAACAAGTACCCACTTTAAAGTAGTTGCGTTGTACTTGTAAATCTTAGGATAGTTTTCTAAGTCTGCTGTTGAAATCCATAAGTCACCATTTTTAAGTGCAGTATTGTCTGACTGTAAAGTTGGCTCTGTAGCACTTACGATTGGACCTTTTGGATCTGTTTTATCTCCACTTGCCGCCGCAAAGAACGGAGCAGTTGAATCTTGATAACCTACCCAAGTAGTACCATTGTGTATCATAATGTCTACTTCGTCAACAACTGAACTGTACCATAAAGTTTTGTCAGCTGTTAAAGCCGTTACTGCTGTTGCACTTGCAGTATAAGTTAATACCTGCCAGTTACTTGCAACAAAGTCATTTGCAGTATCACCTGTTGGTGCTGTGTATAAGTTTGGTGTTCCTGAGTTTGCATCAACGTAAGCAGAGTATCCTGCTAATGCTAATACGCCACCTGTGTCTTTAATTCTAAAGTCACCACCGTCGTTGTGTGCAATAACAATTCTGTTACTTGCATCAACACTTGCACTTACGTTTGTAAAGCCTGCACTATTAATAGCACCTGCAATAACGTCTGCGTCACTTGAAGCACCAGTAGTTGTTACACTAATAGTTACTGCTGAACCTAAAGAAGCACTATTAACTAATGTTTCTTGAATGTTAAATGCGTATGTTCCTGCTGTAACCTGTGCATCAATAATGCTTGAAGTAATTGTAGTGTTACCTGTTGCAACACGTCTGTGGATTTTAAAGTCACCGATCATGTCTGACTCTTCTGCATTATTATAGTTAATGTAAAGAGCACCTACTGCCAAGTTAGCACCGCCACCAGTTTTATCTAAACCGTATAACGCCGCTTGGTTAGTTGCGTAGATTGGTGCCGCTGTAGTTTCCCACAACTGAGTTGTGTTGTTCCATTTTTTAACGGCCCATTTAGCACCTAAGTTTGGCTCTGTAGTTTTAATCCATAAAGAACCAGTTGGTCTTGGTGCAGTATCAGTTGACTTGTATTCTGGAACTGATGTATGTGGAGCAATTGATAAAGCCGGTGCTTTGTAAGTACCTGCTGTTAAACCAATCTCTGTTAATAGTGTAGAAGCATTCGCCGCCAACACTATGTCAGCACCAGTTGAATAAATTTCTAATTTACCATCAACAACTGCTGAACTAACACCACTAATTCCAGCCGCTGTAATTCCTGCAACTACATCTGAAAGTGCAGTACCACCTGAAGTTACAACTGAACCGTTAATGCTCATTGTAGCCGCGTTAGTGATAGTTGGATTACTTTCAGTTCCTGTTACAGTTGCCCATGAATTAATCCATGCACTTGAACCTACTTGTACCCAAGCACCTGCTGAGTTTTTGTAGTAAAATTTGTTTAGTGTTGTTGTAGCAACAATGGCATAGTCACCTACTGCGCCAACAGAAGTTTTAGGTACGCCGCCAGTTACTTTAGTTGTATCTGTTATTACATGAGGGATTTTGTTGCTAAAGCTCTGTCCACCAGTTACAGTTGCCGCCGCTGAATTCCACTCAAAGATTCCAAAAACACTATTTGCTGTATCAAACCAGTAAGTTCCGTCTGCTGGGTTTGCCGCTGGAGCAGTTGCAGTTGCAACCAACTCTGAAGTGTTTAAATCTGCTCTTACTACGTAAGCTCTGTTTGCCACTCCTAAATATGAGTAAGCCGCTTGTAAACCGTATTCGTTTAATTCGTTTCCGTGTAAAGCATTGTTGTTAGAATCTGTATAGAATGTTGGATCTCCAAACAATTCTGTTAATTCTCTTTGTGAAGTTACCAAGTATGGTACTCCTGCATTTTTACTTTGTGTTCCTGTTGCTGTGCCTGTGCCCGAAGCGTTCTTTTTGTCTTGAGCTGATACACAGAAAATCATTGGTACTGTACCTGGTTCCGCTGGTGTGTAAAAACTTTCGTCTATTACGGATACCTGTACTCCTGGTGATGTTAAAGCCATTTTAGTTCTCCTGTTAGCATATTACAAGTATTTATACCAAAACGCATAAACCTAGGCTATAACTACCCAGAAAAAGGGGTCAAAAAGGGCAGGTAAATAACAATATGAGACCTTTATGTGAATGTGGACAAAAGCCTGTGGCTATAAACTACTATAAGAAGGGTAAACCTTTCTATAGAAGCAAATGTGAGTCATGCACCAGGCATGGCAAGCCTCGTGTTTCACATTCCAAGTACAAACAGTCAGGCTATACCAAAAAGAACGAATGTGATAAGTGTGGATACAAAAGCAAACACAAAGAGCAATTCTCAGTTTACTATGTTGACGGTGATATGAACAACATAAGATTCAGTAACTTAAAAACTGTATGTGCTAACTGTAGTAAGATTATGTATAAGGAAGGGTTTAAGTGGAAACAAGGAGATCTTGTACCTGATCTGTAAGATCACTAACCGTCTTATTATTTTCAACAATGTGTGTGAATTTTGTCTGTGCCCAAGCCCATTCGCTAGGGTGTACTTCTTTGGGCTCTACACCAAAGTCTTTAAAGTCCGTAAACCACTGTGGATCTTCCCCACGTACAACTCTCCATACTTGACCATTTACTTCATATAGCATTTTAGCTTCGTTTGGAAAACGTACATCTGGAATAACAAAGTTCTTGTCTGGATTATCTAGTATCTTCTTTTTGGTTAAGCTAACCCATATACCATCGTAAAAGCCATCACGCATACACTCAGTACCAAATAGTTGTAGCACTAGTCTAGGCGTAATGGTTTCACCGGTCTCTTTAGACCAATATTCATCAACTTCTTCTCTCCAGGCTCTGCTCTCGTCCGTTTTGCCATCTAGTAGCTCACGATCCCAATCAAACATAACACTCACAGAGTCTTTAAGTTTGTCAGCAAAGCTGATCTTTTCAAAATCGTGTTTTCTAATCAAATAATCAGCAATAGTGTCTTTACCCGATCCAATTAGTCCGCAGATTCCTACGATCATAGTTTAGTCCTCAAGTTGTTTACAAGTTTCTTTGTTTGCGTTTAAGCCTTCATCTTTTGAATAAAGCCAAACGTATGAATAATTTATTTGTCCATCTTTAGTTACTGCACATTTTTTACCAAACGCAACTTGCGGTTTGTCTAAATGACCACTACAAGCAGTCATGAACATTAACGTTAAGAGTGTAAGAAAGACTTTCATATACCAAAGTTCCTTTCGTTAGTATTAATAGTATTATGTTACTATAGATTTATCTGAAAGTCAAGCTCTTATTAGCCAATTGTGAAACCGTAGCCAACACCACCTGCAACCTGAGTTTTGAGTTCTTCTTCAAGTTTTTCCATTTCAGCGACTGCTTCGTTTTTGAGTGCGTCACCATTTAGTGTTGATCCACCTTGTGGGCCTGCTATAGTGGCAAATTTGCTTCTTGCTTCTCCAAGCATATACTTACAAGTAGCAAGTGCATAATCTTTGATCCATTGTACAGCTAGGTAATCTTTTAATAATTCTGAATCAGGTCTATAGTTGTAGCAGTAAAGTAATAATTCCTCTTCTGCTCTAGGACGTTGCAATATAACTAATTCTTTTGTAGTAGTGTTCCATTTGAATTCAATAAATGAACCAAACATTCTTCCTACTAATTCTTGGTACTGACTGAACATATCATAAGTTGCTAGTCCGCCCATGTTAGTACTTGCTAAAAGATATGTGTTCGTATAAGCAAGGTTGAATGGTTCAAACAATGTACCACCGTCTCCACCGCCTGAACGTGATCCAATTGAACGTCTAAATATTCTTCTTACTTCAACTATTTCTTGAGGTAGAATATATGTGTTCTGATCTATAATCGTTGGAAGGAATATATAAGACTCTTCCACAGAATTATCTGATCTTTGTCTAAATTTAGTTAGTGCTTTTTTCAATGCTGTTTCGTAGTGACCTGGGTCAAGCTCTACGTCCACCATTCCACCACCTAAACTTAGGTTAATGTAATCAAATACTTCTTGTTTCTGTGTTGTTAAATCTGCCATAATCTTTCGTCTCCATATGTATTTATACGTTCGATAAATACTAATGTTATGCCAAGACTCAGTTT